TAAAGAAGACTCCTAGTTGGATGAAAGATAAACTGAAAGATGTCAAAAAGAGTCAACCTCTGGCGACAATGAATATACCAGACTGATTATGAAAACTTTTAATCATGTGGGTAATGACCTTAAAGATTTAAAAACTGAAAACATTGAAGGGAAGAGATTCTATGTCACTCCTAAAGGCAATAAGTACGTTAGTATTACCTCGTTACTCGGTAACCTTTCAAAACAATCAATTATTGAATGGCGAAGAAGGGTTGGCGAGGCAGAGGCCAACAAGATTAGTAGACAGGCGAGCAGTAGAGGAACCCGCGTACATAATATCTGTGAGTCGTATATCCAGAACCAAGAGAGAATATTAGAAGGTGTTTTACCAGATGCAATAGATATGTTCAATTCTATTGTGCCACTTTTGGATAGGATAGATAACATTCATGTGGTTGAGGGTGCATTATACTCTGATGACTTGGGTGTTGCTGGAAGAACGGACTTGATAGGTGAGTTTGATGAGAAACTATCGGTCATAGACTACAAGACTTCCAGAAAGAAAAAGACATGGGAAATGTGCCATGGGTATTTCATGCAAGGTGCTTTCTATGCACATGCCTATGAAGAACTTACTGGAATCTCCATAAACGATATTGTAATAATTATGGCAGTAGAAGGTGATGAACCTCTGCTATTCAGAGAAACGAAAGATCGGTGGATAGGGCCACTGAGACAGGTGATTACTAAATATTCATGATACTGATGATGCAATTGGATAGCAGTTAAGACGCCGGTTCGACTCCGGCCATCTCCACCATAGGAGCATCAGATGGACGCGCAAGAAATTACGATAGCATTTGCCATAGTTGGTGTTGCATTGTTAATCATCTGGGTTCTTGAACTTGTGCTCGTATGATGGGGATGTTCTGGAATTTGATTGGTTGTGAAGGCAGTTGGGGAGGTATCCAACATAGGTACAGTTGTAAAAAAGTCCAACTAAACATAATCGCAGATAACAACGATTATATTTCTGCATCGGAATATTACGCTCTTGCAGCGTAACCGATAGCCGAGCACGGGGGATCGCTTGGGAACAGAAGATCCCCACTACAGAAAGGATATATGTCAGGCGGTTTACAAAATGATCCAACAGGATCATCTCAAGCAAATGAGATTAGAAAAAGATTTGAGAGAGATGTAGTCCGTGAAAACATGCCTCCATATTACCTTATTAGAGAGTTACATGAAAAAGAGAATGGAGTTCAATACAAGGATTTCAGACTTCCTTACAACGCAGGGTTATGTAGGGTTTCATGGGAAAATGACGAGTGGAGGTTTAATTACATAACATAGGAGCTGGTGATATGAGGAAAATTATTATCACTTTATTTTTATTGATTGGAACTATTGCTTATGGTCAGACTCATGGTGATGTGAGTTTATCAAAAACGGCAGATATTAAGAAACATTTTACAAAGGATGTTTGTGACAAAATATTGACAGATACCTTTACGATCTGTTATGACTTTGAAAGAAAGTCACCAATTGCGGTCTATACAGAAGTTACCAAAGAGACAGTTGATCTTCTGAATATAGATCCAAGACCACCCTTTTTTACAGACAAAAGACTTGACAAAAGTGTGGCAACATCAAACGATGATTACAATAATACTGGTTATGATAGAGGACATTTAGGTGCATCAGATGCATCTCATGATTGGTCCAAGAAAACTTTGAAGGCTACATATAGTATGGCCAACATCGTTCCTCAAACAAAACGTGCAAACAGATACAAGTTTGTTTCACTTGAAAAATTAGAACGTGAGAAAGCAAAAGAACATGGTGTTTTAGAAATGCTGACTTTGGTCTACTTCAATGATAGACCAAAGAAAATAGGAGAGAGTGGATTACAAGTTCCTTCAGCATTTGGAAAAGTGTTCACTGCCAAGAATTATAGAGAATGTTTTTTTGTTTGGAACACAGACGAATACGATAAGAAAAAAGGTAAAGACCCATATACTTACAAAAGAGATTGTGATGAAGTTCTTGGATTATGGGGCACCGTAGTAGGCAAAGCAGAGGGTTGGACTGTAAATGATACCAATGCACTAAAGGATCTTCTCAACAAATATGTTGCAACTCAGAAAGATCAAAGTAAAGTTGGTGTTGCATCAGCCCTACTGAAGGCCGTGGAGTCTGACTGATGGCTATTCGTATCCCAAAAAGACTCAAAGCAGAAAAGAAAGAAAGTGAAATAAAAGAAGAACGAGCTGCAGATGATAAGGTCAATACTCCTGCTGAGTTGATTGACCATGCAGAAGAAGCCCTCTGGGAAAAAGATCCAGTTGGTGCTCTAAAATATGAGAGGATAGAACATAGGAAAAAACTCAACTGGTGGGCAAGATTTATTCTTTCCCTCATAGTTGCATTTACATTCTTAATACTCATCTATCTTCTTTTCCTTGGTGACTTAAAAGATGGTCATAGAGATTTGGTCAACATCCTTGTTGGTGCATACGTTGCAGTTCTAGCCAAGTCTACTGATTATTGGTTCAAAGATAAAGAAGATTCTGAGGATAAAGAATCTCAACTGTTACATGAAAATGGTAACGATAAGGAAAAAGAAGATGTCTGATTTTAACGACTTTGGGTTTAGTACAGTCAGTGAAGACGAATACCGAGCCCAACAAACCACTCAGGTTGATACTGCAAAAGAAGTTGCAAGTACGGCCACTGCTAGTTTACAGCCTGAGTTAGACAAAATTGAATCTAAAATTTCAAGTCTTACAGATAGTATGCGAGTCATGCAAGATGACCTTGAAGTTCGTAAAGAAGAACTAAAAGACAAGTGGGGCCAGAGAATGAATGAGGTAGAAGAACTAATTTTACCACTTCTCAAAAATCTGGCAAAAGATGGAGACAAGAGAGAATGGATTAAATGGCCAAATAGAACTGACATACTAAACAAACACATAGACAGAATAACCGCTGTTACGAGAGGCGACTTTTAATGGCATATTCAGACAAGGTTATAGACCACTATGAAAAACCAAGGAATGTGGGTAGTCTTGATACCAGCGATGATAGCGTTGGCACTGGTCTTGTGGGAGCGCCTGAATGTGGTGATGTGATGAAATTACAAATAAAGGTTGATGATGAAACTGGAATGATTTCAGATGCAAAGTTCAAGACCTTTGGGTGTGGTAGTGCAATTGCTGCCAGTTCTCTTGCCACCGAATGGGTTCGTGGTAAATCAATCAACGAGGCTCTTGAGTTAGACAATACCCAGATTGTTGATGAACTTTCTTTACCACCTGTCAAGATTCATTGTTCTGTATTGGCAGAAGATGCAATCAAGGCAGCAATTAGTGATTATAAATCTAAAAATAATATGGAGTAAGTGATGGCTTTACAAACTCAAACATCAGCAGAATTCTATACAAAGATAGTCAAACTTGTAGAAGAAACAAAATTAAGTTACATGGATGCGGTCATGCACTATTGTGACCTCAACAACATGGAACCAGAGACTGCGGCCCAGTTGATTAATACGAAACTGAAGGCCCAGATAAGGGAGGAAGCTGAGAAACTCAACTACCTTCCTAAGACTGCCAAGTTACCTCTTTGAGATACTTGACAGCTCTTGAATATATGTTATAATACTTTTATACGTTGTTAATACATTGCACATAAAAATAAGGAGTATATATGTCGTTTGCAGAAATGAAAAAACGTAGTAAGACCAACCTTTCATCTCTCATCAAAGAGACTGAAAAAATCTCAAACCCAAATTCAAACTTCGGTGATGCAGATGATCGTTACTGGCGTCCAGAGTTGGACAAGTCAGGTAATGGTTATGCCATCATTCGTTTTCTTCCGGCTCCAGATGGAGAAGATCTGCCATGGGCACGTATCTGGAATCATGGGTTTCAGGGGCCAGGTGGCTGGTATATTGAAAACTCTTTGACTACTATCGGTCAAAAAGATCCTGTGAGTGAACACAACTCACAACTCTGGAACTCTGGTATTGAGGCAAACAAAGAGGTTGCCCGTAAACAGAAACGTAGGTTGAACTATACCTCAAACATCTACATTATCAAAGATCCTGCCAATCCTCAAAATGAAGGAGAGGTAAAACTCTTCCGTTATGGTAAGAAAATCTTTGATAAGATTAATGACCTCATGAATCCTGAGTTTGAGGATGAGTCACCAGTAAATCCATTTGATCTCTGGGAAGGTGCAAACTTCAAGATGAAGATTCGTAAAGTTGAAGGATATTCAAACTACGATAAGTCTGAGTTTGATACACCATCTGCTCTTCTTGAAGATGATGAACGGATGGAAGAAATCTGGAACAGTCAGTTTTCTCTAAAAGAGTTGGTGAGTGCCGACAAGTTCAAGTCTTATGACGAACTGAAAGAGAAGTTGGATCGTGTACTTGGTTTGGGTGAGATGTCAAAACCTAAACAACAAGAGGTTCCATTTGATGGGGGTGAGGCATATACACCACCACCAAAACCAGCGGAACAGGATGAAGATGATGAGTCTTTAGACTATTTCCAAAAGTTGGCAGAGACTGCCTAATTCATCATGGCTCTAGCAGCCATTCCAAATGATGGTTCACCAGAACGTACCGCATCAGGTACTTTCATAGTTGTAGCTTGATTTGATATTACTGGGTTATTTTGGCTATTGTTTACATTATTGATTACAACTGGTGAACCACCTCTCATTCTTTCCAATGCTTGTGAATTCGTAAGTAAGTTTGCTGCTTTGAGAAAGACTTCAGTAGCTTGATTATCTAATACTAATTCTGGTGCACTTTGTGATCCATGTAACATTGCAAGTCCACTTCCTGTCACAAGACCACCAGTTTTGAATTCTTTTACTCCTTTTAATTTTTCCAACTCTGCAGTTAAACCTGCAATTCTCTTATTAAATTCTTCCTGAGTTTCATCTGCACTAAAGAGATTTTCTTCTGGTCCACTTTCTCTAGCTTCTTTAATCTTGGCTTCTAAATCAGCAATTTGTTCTGCCTTATCTCCAAATAAGAAGTTATAGATACTTTCTGGCATTATGGACTTTGCCAAAGCATCAAAATCTATGTCAAACAAATCATTTACAAATGCATAGACTTTATCTAACATCTCATTAAAACTCTTGGAAAAAGAAATATCTTTCATTGCTTTTTCAGTCTCTTCAAATCCAAAGAATCCCAATACTGTTGCAATTCCATCCTTTAGAAAATCTGCTACCTGAATTACAGCTCCATCTATAAATCCACCCATTGCTCCGATGAGTCCATTGAGAAGAGTTGCAAATA